GTGTTTTTGTAACNNCGGGCTGAGGTGCAACCTCAACAGTTGTTTCTGCTGTAGCTTTTTTAGCCATAATATAATAAAATTAAATAGTTAATAAAAAACCCCAGGGCTACGCTCACTATGTAGCCCCGTGGGGTTAATTTAAGAAGTTGTTACACTCCTTTGAAAAGTACAAAGTTGTTAGCGGCTTGCACAACTAAACATCTTTCAGATAGGAAGTTTACTTCCATAGCATCAAGAGTAGATGTAAATGCACCACCAGCAGAACCAGTCAACCAAGACTTCATGCGTCGATCATCAGCCTGTGAAGCTCTGTATCGTACGTGCAAGAAAGGTCTACGGATGTTAGTTCCTAGTACTTGATCGTAAACAGTTGATGTTCCAGCAGGTACTAATACACCTTCGATAGAGCTAATTCCATCGATAGCGCCACGAGTTGAAGCATCGTTTAAGTATTTCCAATCAGTTTTGTAGAAATCATAAGAACCTCTTCGGAAACCGCTGAAACCTAAGTTTAATGCCATTTCTTCTGAGTTTTCAAATAATCCAAAAGCAGTACCACCAGCAGCTCCGCCAGAGATTGCAGCTAACATATCGTCAAAATCTAAAGCAGTTTGGCGATTTAAGAAAAGCATGTTTTCTTCAATAGCACCTTGCGTGTCTAGGTTTTTCAATATAGCATCAAACTCATCTAGGCCGTTTGCAGCAGTAAATCCTACTTCTACGTTACCACGTGTTTGGATAGCAGAGAATAAACCTTCACTTCCTGGTAATTGACCTTCTGTGTAAAGACCAGCAGCGATTTGGTTATATTCTGATTCTACCATTGCCATTTCTAAGTAATCTTCAAAGCGTAATCTTGTTTCAGATTCTGCTTTTAAGTACCATAAATATCCAGAAGCACCATCTTCAGTTGCAACTTCTACCCAACCAATTTGCGCCATATCAGAACCAGATACTACGTATTGATCTCTAATGATGATTGGTGAGTTAGAAAACTGCGTGAAACTAGGCTCTACACTGTTTCTAGAGGCTGAATTACCAATACCAGNTCCAACTGTTCCAGCTATTGTAGTTCCTTTAGTATATGAAGATCCGTATACGAATACTTTGATACCAGCAGGTCCTGCTCCAACACCAAAGTTAGCAGCAGTTCCAGACCAATCAGCAAGACCGATAAGTCCATTACCGCTAAAAGGAGCTACAGTAAAGTTACCACCAGGGCCTGTAGCAGTTACAGCAGTTACGATACCTTTAGCTTCAGCGCCATTTACTGGGTTTAATAACACTACTGTGTCGTTAACAGACACAACAACGTTTTGATCAGCAGCAACTGTAATAACGTTACCAACATTTGCGGCTCCGTTAATTCCAACACCAAAGTCTGTGTAAGAAATGTGTAATCTATTTTGTTCAGACCAAATTACTTGATCAGATGTCATTGGCATTTCAGCGCCAACCATTCGCAAAAACCCAGATAACGTTCTGTTTCCATAACGCTCTACTTCTTGCTCATATACTTCAGGTAGGTACTGCTGAGTAAATGTATCAGTGTTACCAGCACCTCCGTCGTTAAATTGTAGGTAGTTGCTATTCAACGTTTCCATTGTTTGCGTTGGGATTAAACTACCAAATTGAGGAGTTAAACTCATAATATAAAGTTTTTATTAGTTAAATTTTCTTGTTTTTATTTTAAGCTTTGTAGAATCAGCACCTGAAATTGCTTTTACTTTCATTCCGCCTATAAATACATCACCTTGAGTAGTCCTAGCTTTAGTGTCACTTAGGTTTTTTGACTTATTTACAACTTCTTTAATAGCGTCTGCTTTTCCTTGCTCATAAAAATGAGCGGCAATTTTATCTACATTGTCAGCAGCGTAAATAGCTTTATGATAACCAGCGTGATCTACAACGTCACCATTCTCGTTTAAGAACTTCCCAACGAGGTTTGTTATATTTGACTGGTTTTCTGCAATCTTATCTTTGTTTTGAATATTATACTTATATTTCTTTTCGCCTACTGTGATATCAAAACCTTTGAAATCATTGCCAAAAAGTTTTTTTGTATTTTCTTTAAACGCTTGATGTTGTTGCTCAGCTTGTTCTTGCTGCTTGTTATATCTATTGAAAAAGTCCATAGCTTTTTGTTGTTCTTGAGTAACGCCCGGTCTCAACTTGATCTCGTCGTAGTATTTACTCTTTGTTTCTTCTAAAAAGTTTTTGGCTTTTGCAACTTCTTCTTTAAACGCAAGCTTTTTTTTGCGTATATCTCTTTCCTCGTCTATGTCTTCATCATAATCAAACTCTTCTAACAGAAGGTTAAGATCTTCAGAATCTAAATAAGGTTTATTTTTTTTGTAATACTCTTTAATAAGAGTTTTATCATCTGTGTTGCTATAGTCGGCGTTTAGCCTTGTATAGTCTTCTATTGTTCCACCAGTTTCTTCCATGAAAGCAACTAGCTTTTCTATATTTTCTGGTAATTGTTTACCTAATACTTTTTCGTCTCTTATTGCTTCTTTAACTTCAGCCTCAACTTGTTTAACTTCAGCTTCAGTTACTTCTTGGATCGGAGAAAACCCTTCAGCAGTCTCGTTGGACTCTTGTACAGGTTCTCCCATCTTTGAGCTATCTCCGGATGATTCTTCCACAGATACCTTCTCTGCTTCTCCGATTTGAATGGCATCGTCTTCTTTTTTAATTTCAACCTTAGTTACATTATCTTGTAATTCAACTAAAGGTTCTTTAGCATTAACTTTTACTTTTGTTACGTTGTCTTTTGTTTCGGTTAATTTTTTAGGTGTTTTCTTTTTAATTTTAAAATCACCTTCTTGCTTTACAGCTTCTTGTGTTTCTTGTGACATAATATAATATAATTAAATAATTAATAAATTTAAGCTTCTTGCTCGGGGGTAGAAATCATTTGTGATTCGCCACCCGTATCTTCTTCAAAGTCTATTGGTAATAAATTATTTTTTCTTTGATCTATCATTTTACTTTGTTGCGTACCTTCCATTTTTATACGTTTGTCTTTAGCAGATTCTCTTTGCTGTTCTTTTTTGCCCTGAGCTTCAGCTTGCAACTTAGCTAATTCCATATCAAACTGATGTTGCATTTGCATTTTTTGCTGATCTAACTGCGCTTGAACTTGCATTTTTTGAATCTCCATTTGAGTTCTAGATTGTTCATATTGAACTTTAGACCCACTAATAGCTTCTTGCTTTTGAACCTCGTTCATAGCTATTTTTTCATTAGCCTCAGCCTGAGACTCTGCTTGAGCTCGAATATTGGCCTGAGCATTTTCTTGGTCTTGAAGTGCTTTTTGTTTGCGCTTAACTTTTAATAATTGATTAGCTAGTTTTAAGTTTTTTATTTGTCTTAAATCTATAGCATCTTCAAGATCAATACCTCCTTGCTGCAATGCAACTTGTATATTTGCCTCAAGTTGAGCTTTTTCTTCTTCGTCAGGTTCTAGTTCTAAAAATATACCAAAATCATGTAAGTTAAGATTAACTATTTCTTTTAATGTATTTACATTGTAAGTACTTATAGAATTAGTTAAAGATTCAGCAGTAAGAGGAAACTCTAAAGCATCACCAATTTTTAAAGCTATATTTTCAGCAATTCTAAGAGTTAAATAAGAAGAAGACTGCTTAATGTGCCGTGTAGCTACNTTAGAAGCATTAGCAGCCATTTTTTGTAAACCTACTAAAGTATTTTTATCTGGCGTACTACCATCTCTAGCTTCATTAAGTCCGGTTACATCTCGTATCATTTGTAGGTAATATTGATATGTGTTTATAAGACTTTGTATTTTGCCTTGACCAGAGCTAGAATTTAACTCTTGTATTGGAACTTTGCCAGGATTCATTTCACCGTCTTGAGTTAACGATCTACCTACAATAGAACCTGTTTGAAAATACATGTTTAAAGCTTCAGCTGGGTTGTAATTAGTGCCATTACCAAGATCAACTTCTGCTAATCCGTCCATGTCTAAATAAACACCATCTGGTACTATTCTTGACATTACTTGCTGTAGTTTTAAATGAGTTATCTGAATCATATCAGCAAAACCAATACATTTGCTTACTAAGCTTTCAATTCTACCTTTGTACATCCTAGGTGCACAAATAGCGTAATTCATTTTTACTTTAGTAGTATCAGCATAAGGTCTTGACATGTTTTCAGCTAATTCCCATTTAAGCATTGTGTCTGTGCCTAATACTTTAGCGCCGTGATATAATACTTCTATAGATCTTGATACTCTCTCAAAGTTATCATTTTCAGGTGGATTAAAAGTATCGTCTTTTTCAATAGCTTTCATCAAACCTTGATCTGTTTGTTTTATTTTAAAAACTTGATTGTGATAAGTTTTATAATCAAAATATAAAACTTGAACCGTGTTTTCATCATATCCACCCCAACCTGTTATATACTGTCTATTACCAGGCATTTTTTGTATACGTTCTAATTCTTCTTTAGATATATTAGGAAACTCTTTTTTAAGTTCTGGTATTGTTATAGATTTTATTTCACCTACGTAATATATATCTTCAAAATTAGGATCTTCAGTATACGAATAAACCATGTAAGCAGGATCTACATAATCAATAGTAACACCATTAGCCGTGTTGAAACTTGTTTTAGCAGCAGCAATACCACATACTGTTAAGTCCATATTCAAGCGGCGCTTAACAAGTTCATATTTGTTTTGAGCTAAAACAGATGATATAGCTTCTTCTTCTGCTATTTCTATACTTTGCTTATATGACAATTGCATGTGAAGCTCTAACTCTTCTTCATTACTAGGCAACAACTCTGGATTTAAAGTTTGATATAAATCTATTCCAAGAGTTTGCTTTAGGTTATCTAAGTAGTCTTGAGCTAGCATGTCTTCATATATTTTAGAAGCATACTCAGTTCTTTTCTTTATAGACTCAGGATCTTGAGCATAAGCTTTTACGTCATAAGAACTTGCCGATATTCCATTTACTACAATATCTACGAACTTAGATAAAATAGGTACTGGTTTCCAGTCTAAATTAAGATAAGACAAATCACCATTTATAGATAACTCATCTTTGTATTTTTGAACAGGTTGCTCACCTCTAGCGTATAATCTAAGAGTATTAAAGTTATTCCAGTTAGTTAAATAAGTGTTACCGTTCATTCTACCAGATCTGAACCACTCATACTCAATAGCCATAGCTACTTGACTGCCATATTCTCGACTTGCCTTTTCGGCATCGCTAACTACTTGGCTTGGAAAAGCACTATTTGAATTAGTGTATATATTCATTTAACTTATTATTTTTGATGTAGTTCCCCTATTGTCGTATTTTTTAATTCCTAAATCAACAGGTTGTAATTTTGTTTTATTTACTGGCGAATATCTATGCTTGTTGCAAGCCATTAAAGCTAAGCCAGAGCTAATAGAAGCATCATGCTTAGTTCTATTATTGATATTGAACTTTGCCCAGTCTTCTAAAGTTCTTTGAAAATACACATCTCCATATCCAGTTTCTTTTAAACCTACAAAATGTTCTATATATGTTTCTATTGCAGAGGCATGAGCTTGTTTAATATCTTCACTTGAATTTGGTATTCCTCCTAGTTCTCTTTCTGTTACTGATAACTTGTTATATTTTTTATCAGGTCTATTCATTGAAAAGCCTCTATAACCTCTTCTTTTAAAATAATATAAAATTCTAGGTTTATTGTTTTCAANAAGTATAGGCATACCATAAAAAACGCAAGCCATTAAAACATCTTCAAAAAATATCTCAGCTGTTTGAGGTCTAGCTATATATTCTAAAAAAAAGTGATTAACAGGAGCGTCTTCCATAGAAAACTTAGTTAAACCGTGTAAAGAACCTTTAGAACCTCTTTTATCTACTGTACCCGATATGTCATAAGGATCACATCCAAAAGCTCCCACGTGATCATTACCAGGATAATTTCTTCCATTTTTAGTATATCTTTTATTTTGCAAATTTATAGGTGGTACCCACGTTACTAAAAACCTACCATCATTATTAGGTATAAAAATAACGTTAGTGTCTTTTTCACCGTTTTGCCATTGAAAAGAACCTTTTGTTACATTAATAGAATTTTTAAGATCTTCATTAAAATCTATTTGCTCATAAATTTTAGTTAAATTAAATAAAGACTCTTTTGATTCATCTCTAAAAGCGTGTTTGGTTGTTCTTGGAAACTGTCTATAAAATTCATTTAAAGCGTCTTGATCTTGCTTTAAGCCAGCTACTTCATTTTCCCAATACTCTATAACACCTTGCTCAATTGTTTCGCCTTGCGGTCCATTAGTTTCTTTACTTGGGGTGTTGAATACAGGTAAGCCATAAGAATCGATGTATCCTTCGTAATTCCATTCCATAGGTATGAACAAGCTATATAATCCAGAGCGAGTTTGTCC